ATTGACCGCGCTCAGCTGCAAATTGACGCTGATTTAAAACGCGATGAGATGGAAGCTAATATAATTCTAAAAGCTGCTGATATTGCAGCGAAGGGCGGCACGCCAGTTGATTGGGCGGCGATTATTGAAATGACCCGCCGTCCTCGCCAAGACATTCAACAATTAGCGCAAGCCTTAATTGATAATGAAAAGCTGGCTTCTGTTCAGGTGCTTTCCCAAATCGGGATGAATGCTAATCAACAGCAGCCGCAACAACAGCCCCCTGCAATGCCTCAACCTATGGGGACGGCATAATCTAACATGACTGATGATGAAATCATCCGCTTGGGTCACTCAGCGGAAAGCATACTTGCGTCCGAAGCATTCAAAGTTGCGATGGAAGATTTAGAAAAATTCAACATCGAATGCTGGGCGAATGGTCAATTCAAGACGCCACAGGAACGAGAAGAGGCTTATGGCCTCGTTCGTGGCGCACGCACGTTCAAAGGCAAGCTGGAGGCGATGCTGGCGAACATGAAACTCAGCAAGGCACAAGCTGAACGGCGCGTTGAACTACGCCGCTAAGCACGCCAGTTGCTGAGCAACCCCGAGTAATACAATGGTTGATGAAAATCTAGCCGACGCGGCAAGCGAAAGCACCGGGTCGCTGGAAGAGGCTACATCTGCGTTTGAGGCAATACTGTCGGGAAAATCTCTCGAAAAACAGAAAGCGCCAGAGAAGAAAGAAGTAGCTAAAGCATCGTCTGAAGCTGAAGAAGTTGACGACGATAACGAGCCCGAAGACCCAGAGACGGCGTTAGAGGAAAATCAGTCCGAAGACGAAGGGGATGAAGGCTCAGACGACGAGCAGGATGAAAAGGCCGAAGTTGATACCGATGATAAGCCAATTGTCACCCTTGAAATCGAGGGCAAGCCAATTGAGTTTACCAAACAGGAATTGAAAGACGGCATTCTCCGGCAAGCCGATTACACCCGCAAAACACAGGCTCTTGCAGAAGAAAGACGGCAGTATTCGTCTGAAGTTGAGCAAGCGATAAAAGAGCGTCAAATCTACGCTCAGCTATTGCCTGCAATCACTCAGCAATTGCAGTCATCTATTCCGCAACCGCCGGATGCGTCACTGATTGATACAGATCCGGCACAATATCTGAAGCAGCGAGACGCTTACGAGCGTAAGTTAGGGGATTATCAAGCAGCGCAGTCAGAAATGCAGCGCGTGCAAGAAATGACTTCAGTAGAGAAGCAACGTGAACTCCAAGCCTATGTGCAGAGTAACGCTGAAAAACTCACTGATTATGTCCCTGAGTGGAAAGACACAAAATCTTACGAGAGAGACAAGCCAAAAGTCAGGTCGTATCTAAAGACCAGGGGATTTTCCGATGAGGAAATCAACCAGGCTTACGATGCGCGACTAGTGGCGATGGCTTACGAGGCCATGCGCTGGCGTGAGTTGAAAAGCTCAAAGCCGCGTCCTGACGCTCCGTTAGAGAAGTCTATCAAGACATCACCTCCACCCGCACGCCCTCAGACATCGCAAACCAAAGCCTATGTTGAAGCGAAGAAACGTCTCGCAAAATCCGGCAGCGTCCGTGATGCGGCGTCTGTCTTCGAAAGCCTTATCTAAAGGAACTTTAAAATGGCACAGGTTACGAATAACTTCACTACTTACGCTGCGAAAGGTAACAGAGAAGACCTTTCAAACGCGATATACAATATTGACCCTTTCGACACGCCTTTTATTAATAGTGTCGGTCGGCGCAATGTTAAAAACCGTATCTTTGATTGGCAGACCGAAAGTTTGCCTGCAGTAGATACAGCAAATGCGCGAGAGGAAGGCTTCGAGCTTTCACGCGCTGCTGCACAGGCTACGGTTCGCCTGTCGAATACGACCCAGATTTCAGAGCGTGATGCTACTGTATCTGGTTCGCAGGAAGCCGCCGATGCTGCTGGTAAGCGCTCGGAAATGGCTCATCAGATGGCCATTATGAGTAAAGCCTTGAAGCGTGACATGGAAAGCATCCTTGTCTCTAATCAAGCTCGCGTTGCTGGTTCTGATGCGTCCACTGGCACTGCACGTAAAACACGTGCTTTAGAGCATTGGATTACGACCAATGTTGGCGCTGGCGGCACGTCTTACGCAAATGCGGCTTCTGAGACGGCTGCTTTAACGGACGGCTCAACCTCGGTTGCTTTGACCGAGACGCTGTTCAACGACTTGCTTCAGACTTCATATGAGAATGGTGCAGAGCCATCAGTATGTATGGTTCGTCCAATTCTGAAGCGTAAAATCTCGAGCTTCACTGGCCGTTCTGGTTCGCAGATTGCTGTTTCAAAGGTTGAGGCGGTTAATACCGTTGATATCTACCGCAGCGATTTTGGTGATGTGAAGGTTGTCCCATCACGTTGGCTCCGCAAGCGCACGATTAGTTCGAAAGAAGTGTCAGCAGTATTCTTCCTTGACCCAGAATACGCTGCTGTTTCTTACTACCGTCCGTTTGAGACAGTCGATATCGCTAAAATTGGCGATGCTGACACCAAAATGATTGTCGCTGAATACGGTCTTGAGATGCGCAATGAGAAGGCACATGCAAAAATGCCTGACATTGCTTCTTCGTAAGCACCAGTAACTTTAACTGACACTTGAGGGCTCGCTTCGGCGGGCCCTTTTCTTTTGGGGATTTAGATGTCTCAGAAGGTCATATATGACCAGAACGAAAGCGTAGTTCGCGTTCTTCATACAAACGATGAGAATGACCCATTCGGCGATTTCACTATCGAAACGATTGAGGACGTTGAGCCAGCTATTGAGAGTGCTGCAATTCTTGCTGACCAGCATGAAGCACGTGGTGACTTAAAGCATGTTGCTCGAGTGCCTGTGCATATTGTTGAGCAAGCTATGCGTGAGGGCTGGTATCACGACCAGGCAGCCTGGCGCAAATGGTGCAATGACCCTAATCATAAAAAGTTTAGAGTTTGGAAAGGCAGAGTTTAATGACTGTTTTTTCAGACCCAACATTTACTGCAACATTCCAAGGAATATGCAATAAAATTGCCGACACGTTAAACAGGCAAGATTTAACTGCTGTAATTCCAGATTTTGTTGTGCTTGCTACATCACGCATTCAACGTGATATGGCTCGGGTTAGACACCCGTATATGATTGGCCGCTCACAGGCTACAGTCATTGATAATTATGTCCCACTTCCGAATGACTTTATATCAATTTATCAAATTATGTTTCAAGATACGACGCAAAGCTTCGTATATATATCGCCAGACCAATCTAATGAAGTTTTATCTCGCGGATGGGATAATATATCCGCACCATTAACCGATGCGGTGTATAATGACACTGGCATTACGACATATTACACAATCATCGGGAATAGAATACGGATATTCCCTTCGCCAGGTCAGACTAATCCAGACAAGCTAGACCTTTGGTATTATCAAAGATTAAATCCACTAAATAATACAACGACGACAAACTGGGTCTTATCTCGTTATCCAGATTTATATCTTTACGGCGCTCTTGTTCATTCGGCCCCGTATTTAAAAGCTGATGAGCGTATTCAAGTTTGGGATAGCGCCTATCAGACAATTCTCAAAGACATAGAAGTTGAGGCAGACCGCGCAGTGCGGTCACAAACTAAACTCGTCGCTGCGCGCAAAGGCTTCTAACTAAGGACTTAAACAATGGCTGTAAATTATAGTGCAACACTAAAAACCAACCGTATGCAGTTAGTCGCTGACTTGATTGCAAGTAGAGTTGCTGCATCATCAACTGGAACGGCAACGGCTGGCACGATTGTTATCGGCACATCAGCGCTTTCTGGTGCTACGGGTGTATTGGCGACGTTTACGCTTTCTGCAACGCCTGGCACTGTTTCTGGCTCTGTTCTTACAATTTCTGGCACTCCGCTTACGGCGACTGCAACGGGAACTGGAACGGCTGCTTTAGCTGAAATCCGTAACAACGCCGGAACGGTGATTGTTTCTGGCCTGACGGTTGGAACGAGCAGCGCTGACATCATCATTAACGCTACGGCTATTTCTACAGGCCAATCAGTAACGATGACCTCTGGCACTCTGACACACGGGTAATTTAAATGGCGAAGGTTACGAATAGAGCCAAAATGACGATTGCCAGTGTTGCGTCTAGCGGCACCGGCACGATTACTCTTGGCGGCGCTGTCATTGGCTATCAGACATTTGCGGCCTCTGGCGTAAATAACGGCGATTTAGTTTCCTATGTAATAGAAAGCGGCAGTAATTGGGAGATAGGTTCGGGAACCTATACCAGTTCTGGAACGACGTTAGCGCGAACGACGATTATTGCCTCTAGCAATAGTGGTTCAGCAATTACGGCGACGACTGACGGCACTGTGTTCATTGCCTTCCTAGCGTCTGACCTGTTGCTTAATTCCAACGTCAACGCCTTTTCGGCGCAGCAGAATTTTACTGAAGTCGCTCTGACTGACGGCGCGTCGATTGCGTGGAACTTAAATACGCAGCAAGTCGCTAGAGTAACGCTTGGCGGCAATAGAACGCTTGCTAATGCGACGAACCTTGTTGCTGGCGGCACCTATATTCTGCGCGTTATTCAAGACGGCACAGGCGGTAGAACGCTTGCGTATAGCTCTGCATATCGTTGGGCGAACGGTGTTGTGCCTACACTATCGACGGCGGCTAATGCGGTGGACATCCTGAGTTTCTATTCGGATGGCACTAATCTTTATGGTGTAGCACAGGTGAGCTTTGCCTAATGTTTAATAATCTGCTTGCCAATCAGGGCGGTTATCCCAATCCAACGGTTGTCGCAAAGTTCGCCAACCCGACGACTGATTTCACCACCCTATCTACGACTACAGCTATGCCATCTGGCGGCTCTATCAGCCGTTCTGGAAATGCTATGCTGTATGATAGCACTGGCAAGCTGACGTATGCGCCGAATAATCTAATTTTACAAAGCCAGACATTTAATACAACTTGGACTAGTCCCTCCGGTGGAACTACATTAGCTACAAATTCAATAATAGCACCAGACGGAACACTTACTGCCGCAACATTAACACACACTAATACTAGTGACGCTCCTGTGCGGCAATTTATTACAGTAGCAAATGATAGCAATAAGTATATTTTATCACTTTATCTAAAGCAAGGAACGTGTCCTTACGTGTCAATAGGTGCTTTTTTTATCGGCGGGACTACTACAGAATATCCTGTTGCTACATTAAGATGGTCAGACCTTAGCGTTGGTTCAAGATATGGAAAAGCTACTTCATTAACTTCTGTTGGTAATGGTTGGTACCGGTTATCTGTCGCTCACAACAATAATTTTACAGGAAGTACTCAAGCTGGTTTTGATATTAGAGTCAGTGGGGATAGCGCCGTTCCGGGTTATGGCACCGTGTCGGATAATGGTTCGGTATATATATGGGGCGCACAGCTAGAGCTAGTAACCTACCAAACAACCCCATCCACTTATGTAGCGACAACTACAGCCGCCTACTACGGCCCTCGCTTTGATTACAATCCATCAACGCTTGCTGCTAGGGGTTTGCTGATTGAGGGGACGAGGACGAATTTATTAACCTCATCAAATGATTTAACTAACGCAACAAATTGGAGCACAACCGAAATTGCATCACGTTCAACAAACGTGGTTGGCCCTGACGGGCTTACAAGTCTTACTACATTTACAGAAAGCACAAATAATAACGCACATAATCTTTTTGGTAATAGTCCAAATCGGCCCACAGTAACGGGAACAACTACGGTTTCGGTATATCTAAAAGCAGGAACGCGACGTTATGTAGTTGTATCTTTATCAAACGTAGGGGCTACAAATACATTTTGGGCGACTGTTGATACTGGCGTTACTCCATTTGTCGTTACATCAACGGGCGCGGCTGGAACAGGTGCTTATATAACATCTAAAGTTACCGAAATTAATTCTGGTATTTTCCGCGTTGAAGTTACTGGGTTTATTGCTACAGGTTCTTTAACTTCAATACCTGTAATATCTGGGTCAACAATTTCTAACCCAACATCGTATTCACCAGTTTATGTAGGAACTAGCGCAACATTTATTGCTGGATTAATCCAAGTAGAACAAGCTGCTTTCGCAAGCTCCTACATCCCCACAGTCGCAAGCTCAGTAGCCCGCGCCGCCGAAACATTCGCCATTACTGGCTATAGCTCAAACCTCATCAACGCCTATTACACTGATTTACAGACAGGCGGCTCTTACAGCTTACCATATAACGCTGGCACCGCGCCTAGCCCATCGTTCTCTTGGCTGACATCATTACGGCCATATACGAACGCATACGCTGATAGCATAGCCTCGCCTAGCTGGCTGTCATTTAGCCGCGCTGGTAACGCGCTTATGACGGATAGCACAGGTGAGTTGACGTATGCTCCGGCGAATATGCTGACTTACAGCGAGCAATTTGATAATGCCGCTTGGACAAAAGTTTTCGCAACAATAACTGCCGACGCGACGACGGCACCAAACGGCACAACAACCGCCGATAAATTGGCTGAAACAACCGCTAATGATTTTCATTATGCAGCCGCAGCCTTTGGTTCTGTTGTAGGGCGAACATATACATATTCTGTTTACGCTAAGGCTTCGGAACGAAATTGGCTTCAAATTAGATTATTTAATGGAACCTCAAATATAGGTTTTGTATCTTTCAACCTATCCACAGGCGTTATTGGAACCATAACGTCAGGGATTGCTTCTATATCAAACGCCGGTAATGGTTGGTATAGATGTTCTGTAACAGCTACTGCCGATACAACAACACTTAACCCTTTTAATCTCGTAGTATTGGCAGATAATGGCGGCACATATGCAGGAACTGCCGGAAGCGGTATATTTTTATGGGGCGCTCAGTTAGAAGCAGTCACCTACGAAACACGCCCATCAGCCTACATCCCTACCACTACAGCCGCAGTCTATGGCCCCCGCTACGACTTCGACCCTTCTACTGTTCCAGCAACGCCGAGAGGATTGCTGATTGAGGAGAGTAGGACGAACGTGCTGACGTATAGTGAGCAGTTTAACGATGCTGCGTGGGGAAAAACTCGCGTAACTGCTACAGCAAATGCAACGACTGCTCCTGACGGAACGACTACGGCTGATAAATTAGTTGAAGACAGTAGTGCCTCCAATAGTCATTTTGTGCAAAATAATATAAGTGTCTCTGCGGTATCTTACACATATTCCATCTATGCAAAAGCATCTGAGCGAAGCCAATTCGTCATAGCTGTTGGCGATGCAATGTGGAGTACTAGCGCTTTATTTAACCTTAGTTCTATTACAGCTTCAACATACGGCGGCTCTCCAAGTAATTTGTCAATAACGAGTGTTGGAAACGGCTGGTATAGATGCTCTTTTACTGCAACAGCTTCAAGTTCTGGAACCGCGGCAATAAGAATATTTACAGCAACCGGCGGCAATATAACTTACACAGGCGATGGTGTCTCTGGCGTTTTCATCTGGGGCGCACAGCTAGAAGCTGGCTCCTTCGCCACCAGCTACATCCCTACGACAACAGCCAGCGTTACGAGAGCGGCTGATGTCGCACAATTGACGGGTAGTGCGCTGACGACACTAACAAGCAGCACATTTAGCGCTTTAGTTCAAGGTTTAGCATACACAGCGTTTTCTCCTGCAAGAATTGTATTAGGAGCAAATGGCGTGTCACTTTTGGGATTTTCTGTAAATAGCACAACATCATTTGCAACCTTTGACCCATCTTCCTCTCCGACGGGCGCAGTAGCGACGCTTGGTTCAGGGTCATCTACAACTACAGGTTATCGACTTGCTATATCAGCTAATGCGACATCAAGAAATATTGTAGGTAATAACGGAACTGTAGTTACAACAAGTCCTTTTTCTACTGCAATAACAGCAATACAATTAGGAAATTATAATAATTTTTCGACCTTTACAACAAACGGTTGGGTTTCATCTCTTGCCCTCTACAACACCCGTCTCCCAGACGCCGTTCTTAAAACTAAATCAGCAGTAGGAGCGCCATACTAATGGAAATCGTATTTAACAGCGGCGACTACGCTACATTATTAACCGAAGCAGAAACGCTTGGCTTCGTTACGACTGACGCTGAAGGCAATAAGTCAATCATCGTCAACGGCACATTTGAAAGCGGCGGCGGTTGGTTTCTCAATGTGGTCGGCGTTATCTACGAGCCTATTGTCGGCCCGATTGACCCAGACAATCCCCCTACGCCTGTCGCTATTCCTGGCTATTGGGGCCGCTTACGTCTCAACGGAACGCCGCAAGATATGCCTACGTTCTCATCTGCGATTACGCAGTATGTGTATCAGCAAGGCGATTTAGAAACGCCTGGCGAATGGGTCAATGCTGCAACTGGTGCTCCTGCGCCGGATTATGTTGGTAACATCGGCGTTATTGCTTAATACGGATTGGGGCGGCTATGGCGTTTAATATTGGAGGCGCATTAGGTTCTGCCCCTGTTGGCGGCGAACCGGCTGGTAGCGCTGGAACGCCGAAGGAATATGACGGGTCTGCTGCTACAGGGCCGTTAGGCGCTAGTCCTGTTGCGGCGTCATTACTCGCTGCATCTGCTAATTCATTTATTTTAGCTGGAACTGAAGCTAAAGACACAGCGGCATTTGCGGCATATGGCTTTGCAGTAAATTTAGCGGCTACGGAAGCTAGAGATACAGCATCATTTGTCGCTTGGAACACAAATGCCGCACTAGCGGCTACGGAAGCGCCAGATACGGCAGACTTTCCAGCAACCCTTATTGCCTTAGGGTATCTACAGGCTACAGAAGCATCTGATACAGTCGCCATTAATGTTAGTAATTACAATATAGCGTTAATCGCTACTGAAGCGTCCGACATAGCGTCATTTAATGCTTCAATACGCTCTACGCTTTCTATGGCGGCTACAGAAACGCCAGATAGCTATTCACAAACCGCATACATTCTCTGGCTTGAGCCAGACCAACCTGACGACCCATCAATCTGGGTTCCTAAAAACGACCCAGCACCTTACCTTACAACGGTGATATAATGGCAAACGCATATACCCCATATCTGAATTTATTGCTCCCAGAGGTAGGAGCCGATACAAACGCCTGGGGTAGCCACGTCAATACTGATTTATCAACTATTGACGCACATATTTTATCTCGCACGTTGACCACATCACAAACAGCCGCTGGGCCAATGGTATTTGGTCAAACTTTCCGAGTTAATGGCGCTGTAACTTTTGATAATACCTTGTTAGTTACAGGTAACACTACATTATCTGGGACATCAGCGCATACTGGCGCTGCTACATTTGCCTCAACAGTGTCTGTCAGTGGAGCTACAACACTTGCAGCAAACGGGTTAAACGTAGGTTCAGGACAGCTAAATGTTACCGGCGGTAATGTTTCTATGTCTGGAAATATGACGAGCGTAAACGGAACACATACTGGAACGCTGTCAGTTTCTGGAGCTACAACATTAGCATCTAATGGTTTGAATGTTGGTTCTGGGCAATTAAATGTGTCTGGTGGCAATGTCTCTATGTCTGGTGATTTATCTGTATCTGGCGCAATACAGGGCGCTACAAATACAGCATATGGCTATGGCGTGAGAATTAGAGCCGCTTCTAGTGATAACCCTGCACTATTACAATTCACAAACAATGCGGCCTCTGCTCAATGGGCTAATATTAGCGTATCAAGTGCCTCTTCATTAGTAATAAATCAAACTGGTGGGTCTTTAACATTATCCAGCGGAAATTTGACTGCATCTGGCAATATAACAGCATACTCAGATGCCAAGTTAAAAGAGAACGTCAGGACGATTGAGAATGCCGTTGCCATCGTAAATCAAATGCGTGGCGTCTATTACGACAGAATAGACACAGGTGAAGCTGGTATAGGCGTTATTGCGCAAGAAATGCGCGATATTGTGCCGGAAGTTGTTGTAGAAAATGACGGAACTCTATCAGTAGCATACGGCAATCTTGTAGGTATTCTAATTGAGGCCATTAAGGAACTATCAAATAAGGTAGAACTTATGGAGAAAAGATAATGGCGATTATTGTAGTTCATGCGCCAGATTATCCAACGTATAGATTTGAAACACGTGAGATAGAAGAAAAAGGCTATTCTTTTGTTGATAGGTATTTTACTAAAGTATTAGACGTTCAAGACAGAAGTAAGCCAGATGAAGCCACACAATATCCAGGTGTGTTTTCTGTAATGACTTTCTCAACGCCAATTCCAAGCGGTAAAATATTTACCGATAAAATTACAGAATATCGTTTTTCAAAATCGTTGTCTGATTGGTCGGCTGATGGTGTAACGCCTGCGCCACCTGTTATTGGCGCCTTGTATAATTGCCATTACCCAATAGGCGGTGAAATACAATGACGGTTCCTACAACTGGCATAAGCATGAGCGCCATTAACACTGAGTTTGGCCGAGGCAATGCACTGTCAAGCTATTATGGTCTACGTTGGTTTAATACAAGTAATTATCGCGGATATTTACAATCTTCCGGCCCAATATCATTTTCTGACTTTGCTGGTCGAAGAAATAGTAGTCCAGTAAGCCCAGGAAGCACAACATTATACAGCAATCAGACTTGGGCAATTCCATTATTTAATAACTTATATGTAACTGTTGTTAGTGGTCAGGGTGGCCAAGCTGGCCAAAGTGGAAATTTGACATCTGGTGGTGGTGGTGGCGCTGGAGGCATTACTTATTTTGGAGGCTATGTGCAAAGCCCACAAGGCCCAGGTGGTCAGCCAAGTCTAGGTGGCGGCTCACAAGCATCTAGTTCTTTTTCATTGTCTGTAACAGACGCTAACCAAAATTCTGTGTTGGCAAATCAAGGTGTAGGCGTTGGTGTAACAATAGGCGGTGTTGGCGGTGGTGGTGGCGGCGGTAATAATTTACAATATGAGTGTGCTTGCACTGCTTATTGTGGGTGTGGTGATTACTGCGTTTATTGCTGTCAAACAACTTGTGATTACGTTGTGAGAACATTGTCTGGCGGTGCAGCTGGAACAAACAATGGCTACGTTTCAATTTCTTGGAATTGAGGAAAATAATGCCTTTTGTTCCGATTAAATTTCCTCCTGGAGTTGTTCGCCAGGCAACGCCAAATGATGCACCAAACACTTGGTGGGATAGTTCTAATGTTCGCTGGCTTGCTGGCAGCATTATGCCTATTGGAGGGAATACACGTATTTCATCAGACCCGCTTCCTTCGCCTGTTAGAACCCTATTCCAGTGGCGTGACGACGGTGCGCGAGAGTGGACTGCGGTAGGTCACGAAAGCGGCATTAGTGTTCTCTTTGGTTCTTTGACTGATGTTACGCCAACTAATTTTCTTGGTATGGCTGGCGTTGCTGGAGGCGGCTACGGTTCTCTTGATTGGGGAACTGATGAAATCCCAATTAGTGACCCGATAGGGACTACGACAGCTTCATTTGCCACAGTAACAATTACAAATGCATCTCCTGCTGTAGTAACTTGGGTAAATCACGGATTTACAGCTGATGACGTTGTAAGGTTTACAACCACTGGGACATTGCCAGCTGGAATAATCTCTGGTGCAGTTGTAACTGGCTCTATATCTGGAACAACTCTTACTGTTTCGGCTGTAACAAGCGGAACATTAGCCGTTGGAGAATATTTAAGTGGGACTGGAATAACTTCAGGAACTTATATTTCTGCGCTTGGAACTGGGTCTGGTGGAACAGGAACATATACGGTCAGTAGTTCTCAAACTGTATCCTCAACATCAATCACCGCAACACAGAATTATTATGTTATACCTGTATCAATCAACACATTTAGAATTTGCTTAGCTTCTGGCGGGAAGAATGGAACGCCTGTTAATACATCTAGTGCAGGTTCTGGAACGCATACCGCCAACTGGATTGTTGGTCAGGATAATTATGGCCGTCAAAGAAGCACTAACCCACCAATATTTCGTAAGCCAGACCATTGGTCATTTGCCTCATTTGGCTCTGACCTATTAGCTGTCTGTTCTTCAGATGGACGCTTGCTACATTTGACGCCTACTACTGGCGTAGTCCCAAAGATGGATGTTCCATCGAATGCCCCTACAGGCAATTACGCTATGGCTGTGACTGCTGAGCGCGCTGTTATGTTGATGGGAGCGGGTGGAAATCCTCGTCGTGTAGCCTGGTCAGACTTTGAAAACTACAACGGCTGGACATTCAACGTAAGCACAGGTCAAGCTGGTTATATCGACCTAGAAGCATCATCACCAATTATTACTGGCGTGCGCGTTAAAGAAGGCGTTCTAGTTCTAACCCAGCATGAATGTTTCCTTGTGCGCTATGTCGGTGCGCCGTATTTCTATGGCGTTGAGAAATTGGGTTCAACCACCTTCTCTGCGCCTTGCGCGATTGCATCCGGCGGCTCTTACACAGTTTGGTTTGGTGAGAGTGGTTTCTGGGTCTACTCAGGCGGCGCTATTCGCTTGCTTGATTGCCCAATGTTTGGCGATATTAAACAAAACTATGACCCGCTTTATGGCAACTATCGTTCGCATATGCATGAGAACGGAGCGTTCCCTGAGTTTTGGTTTGACTATGTAGATATACACGCTACAAATGGAGAACCGAATAATTATGTTATCTGGAACTACTCAGATAACGTATGGATTAGAGGCCAAAGAAATGTAACGGCTGCTATTGGCGCTGTTACGGCTAGTTATCCGCTTTTGGCAAAGACAGATAACAACGTCTATCAGTCAGAAGATGGCTGGACAGATGATGGAGCGTCTAGAGTTGGTGATGTATGGGCTGAGACATCTGTTTTAGATTTTGGTCAGGGCGATAGCTATATTGAAATTAATCAAGCACTCGTTGCTAGCGACCCAGACAGCGATGTAGATAATTATCAAGTCAAGTTTAAATCAAAATATGCGCCAGGGCAGAATGAGGTAGAATTTGGCCCGTATGCTCCTAGAGCAGATGGATACACAGACACTCGCGTTTCTGGGCGTGATATTAGATTAAGAATTGAAGCAACAAACGATGCTTATTGGAGCATTGGTCAAATCCGCTTTGATGTGAACAAAAATGGTGGCCGCAGATGACGGTATCAAAACCATTACCCCAACCGTCATTTGGCACAGTTCCTAGACAATATGATGCGACATATTTTGCTGCGTTTATGTCGCTGCTGTCTAGAAGATTAAGCCTACTGGCTGGCCCAAACATCGTTCAGCAGCAGATATTATTACAGGCTCCAGACGGCAAGGTTTGGCAAGTAACGGTGAATAATTCTGGCGTCATTACCACAGCTGTAGCAACGCGCGGCGATGTCCAGCCACCAATCTAGTTTACCGGCTCTTTTTGATAAGGCCTTAAAACTCGGCGGCAACACACACACAAGAGAAGATATTGCGGAAGG